TTCCATGTAGTTAAAACACAATTTCACTCAGGCCGCCTTCGCGTGGGCTTTCAACCCTACGATTTTGCTGATTCCGCTAAAGTTCAGAACATGCCCGCCTACAACGACACAGAGGTTATCGATTTATCTTCCGGCACAGACTTCACCTTTTTTGTCCCATTTGTAGCTGTTCGCAGTTGGCTCCATACCTATTACGATTTCAAAACTGCATTGGCATCAGGTGATGCTAGGAATTCGGCCGAGGGCAACATGGTGGTGGCTGTCATCAATCCTTTAGTGACGACCAACACCGTGGCGTCCTCCGTTGATGTTCTAGTATTTGTTTCGATGGTTAATGCGTGTTTTGCAGCACCTATCCGCCCTCCTATTTCCCCTTATGGTATTCCCAATGTTGCTCAAATTGGAACTGCAAGAGTTGTTAAGACTTCGGAAACCTCCTTAGTCTCAGCAAAGAAACAAATTGAACTCCTTCCGTACTCGTCCTGTTTCGGTGAAGTTGTTGCGTCATTCAGGCAGCTATCAAAAAGATTTTCATACGTCGGCAGCATTCGTACAACGGCTCTTGATGTTGTCACACCATCCGGTACTCAACCCGGATCGTCTGGCAATGGCTTTGTTATCTATCCCTGGGCTCCAGTGATCCCAAACAACGGGCCAATCTCTGTCAATGCTGCTGGTGTCCAAACTCCAGCCCTCGTGAATCAGTACCAGTATGTGTCCCCCGCGTCTGCAACCACTAGCCAATTCATTTATCAGTATCCAGACATTTTCACTCACTTGTATTCCATGTACGCTTTTTTCCGAGGCTCCGTGCGCTACAAGATCAATGTTGCCCTTCCTGGCAGCAATTACAATCCGGCAAACCCGATTTACATTTACATAAACAACATTGTAAACCCGGCTCTTGAAACTTGGTCTCCTCCTATGCAAATAACACCTGCTATAGGATCAGGTCCCAGTTCCAACCTCGGCACCGGACCCATCCAACCCCTTTTCGACATCCCAGCTAATTCTGCAACAACCCTCAAAACTAATTTTGCATATCAACCAGGTATGGCCGAAGCTCGCATGGTGGTCTATCCTGGCCTTGAAGGCATGATTGAATTTGAGGTACCTTTCCACGCAACAGGACCATTTTGTCCCACAAACTATGGTCAAAACAACCCAACCAACGCAAGATCTATCTTCTATCCTTTTCCCACCGTCACTATTACAGGCGGTCGCAATCCCAACGCTCCACAGGGCAACAGTCTCACAAACTGTGTCTTTGACGTGTTTAGGGCTTGCGGAGATGACTTTTCTTTCGGTGGTCTCTTGGGAGCACCCCAGCAAGCCATTTGGTATTCTGGAGTTGCACCCACATAAGTAATTCATTGTGCCACCCCAATTTATTCGTTTAATCGTTTCCACTCGGGCAATGTCTTCCTTCTCTTTACGCCGTTAGTAGCAAAGCTGTCCTAACGCCGGTCAGGATCTATAATCCTGATTCTTCCCAACAAACAATTCATCCAAAATCATTGGCGGCAACTCCTCTGAATCTCATGGGCCCCTCTTTAGCTATCCAATTATGATAGTTGGGGGCCTGGATGCTCTTTGTTTTGTTCTGACTGG